TAATATCGGCAGACAAACTTCATACCTTAGTTTATACCAAACCAGTGTTGCGTACTAAAGATGGTATGAACATTTATCAGGAACCTGTTAGAAAAGATCCAGATAATGATAAATCATATGATCACATTTATTTTATAACCGCAGATGTTGCTGAAGGACAAGGAAAAGATTATACCGCACTTACTGTAATTGATGTAACTCAGTTTCCTTATAAAGTAGTCGCAACATATCGAAATAATACGGTTTCTCCTTTACTCTTTGCTTCTGTGGTCAAGACAGTTGCCAGAAAATATAATAATGCTTATGTTCTCATTGAAATCAATAGTATTGGATTCGAAGTGGCAAATGTTCTTCATACCGACCTAGAATATGAAAATATTGTTAAGACTGCCATGATGGGAAGAAAAGGTCAAATCATTACAGAGGGGTTTGGTGCTGTTAAGAAAGTTCAGATGGGTGTCAAAACCTCAGTCATGACCAAAAAAGTAGGTTGTCAAGTTCTCAAGAACATGATTGAAGAAGATAAGTTAATCGTCGAAGATGCCGACTTAATCTCCGAATTTACGACATTTATATCAAAAAAGCAAAGTTTTGAAGCAGAAGATGGTCACAACGATGACTTGGTTATGTGTCTGGTGCTATTTGCTTGGGCGACTCGACAACAATATTTTAAAAATTTGACAGATATGGATGTCAGATTGGCAATGTACGAAAAGGATATTGAACAAATTGAAGATAATATGTTACCATTTGGTTATTATGTGGACGGTACAGATGATGATGGTGAAGATGAAAAATGGTCAAATGGGGTTGATGACTGGTTTATTACTGAAAGAAAAAATATAGTTAAAGGGTTTTAGGGTCATGATCTTTTATAAAACTTAAAAAAAATACATATAAATAGATTTTTATTTCAAGGAGAGAAACATGGCTAGACCAAATGTTAAATTTAAAATAGTTGACGAATCTCTAGTAGTGCCAGTATCTGAGGCGTTCTCAAGCACTATTGGAGCAGTTTGGAATCCAACTAATAATTTAAGAGTACTCGCAGGGACCACAGCAGAACGAGATGATAAATATTTCTTCGTTTCAAACGCTGCCGAATGGTATGGAAGACTTACTGACTATATCGTAGGTCTACAGGGTGGTATTACTTTTGCTTCAGGAAATACTTCCTACAGTGTTGGATCATGTGCTGCTTCATATTTAAATGGAACTTATGGTGGTAATGGAATTTCTCAAGGGTTTTCTGGAGAATGGTGGCCTATTAATAACTTCCTTCAATATGGTGCTGGTTGCTATGTTGGTTTTGATACAACAGCAACTCCATCTAACGCTTTTATGGAACTTGGATTTGATTTAGTGTTCCAGGGTGGATATTCTGGAGGTGATGGTAATCAATATGGAACCGCTGTTACTAATATAGTTGAAAATAAGGCAGATACAGATCTTCCAGTAATTGGAATTGTTTATGCTACTTCAAAAACAGATGCTGTTTCATCTGCGGGTACAGGTATAACATTCCCATCAGGAACAAACAGTTACAATTATATTCGTGTATATGGCGAAAAACAACATCTAGACACCGCAGGACTTTACACAGTCACAACTCCATTGGCAGCAGATGTTGCTGGTTGTTTAGTAAGAACAGATAGAGATGCTTATCCTTGGTTCTCTCCAGCAGGAGAGCGTAGAGGTAGAATATTAAATGTTCTCAGATTAAATAGAACTTTAACATCAGCAGAACAAGATAATCTTTACAATAACACCAATAGAGCAAATCCTGTTGTAACCTTCCCAGGAACAGGAACCATTCTCTTTGGAGATAAGACAGGTCAAACAGAAACATCAACACTTTCAAGAATCAATGTTTCTAGATTGTTCATATATGTTAAGAGAGCACTTGCTCCAGTAGCACGTTCAATTCTCTTTGAACAAAATGACTCATTTACTCGTTCAAGATTTAAATTAGCAGCAGAATCTTTCTTAGACCGTATTGTTGGTCAAAGAGGAATTACTGAGTATAAAGTTATTTGTGATGAATCTAATAATACTCCAGATATTATAGAAGCAAATTACTTTGTTGCTGATATTTTAATCAAACCTGTAACTTCTATTAATTATATAACAATTACTTTAACAAACAAAGATCTTTCATCAGTACTATAATAAATAAGAGAAGAGGGTAAATAAATGAGTACTTTATCAAATTTTAGAAACAACTTCTTTGGAGTAAGACCCAATAGATTCTTGGTTGAAGGATCATGGCCTGGTGGTGTACAAGCACCAGATTTATCAACTCTCTACATTTATGTAAAAGCGGCAGACTTACCAGGAACCACAATTGGTACAATCAATGTGGCATGGCAAGGAAGAGTTGTTAAGTTTTCAGGAGAAAGAGTGTATGCGGATTGGGCAATAAACGTTTACGAGTCAAATATACCATCTAAAGATCTTCGTGATGGGTTTGAGCGTTGGATGGAAGCAATGAGTGGTAGAGATACCAATCAGATTGATTATAATCTAACTTCTGACTGGCTTGTAAGATATAGTGATGTTATTCCAAATCAAACAAATACTCCAGCAAACACACAAAGTCCTTCAAACTTTAATAAAGCAGTAAAATTAAGAAACTGTTTTCCAGTAGACATAGGACCAGTTACACTAAATTACGATTTAGCAGATTCATTCTCAGAATTTACAGTTCAGATTGCTTATGATTTCTGGGAACCAGTACATGATGTTGGTTCAGCATCATCTGGTGGTACAAACTTAACGGCAGCACCTAGTACTTAAACAAGGATTTTGAATGGCTTTACTTAATGATCTTTTTGGGTTTGCTTTTAATAAAAGAGCAACGGAATCTTCTGGTGCGTTTGGTGGACTGACAGGCGATGGTCCATCAAACGCATCATTTGTTGCTCCAGAAAATTATGACGGAACATCTGTTTTCGAAACGGGTGGTTTCATGTCATCTGTGTATGATTTTGCTGGTTCATTTATTGATGAAAATGCCCTGACTCGTCAATATAGATCTATGGCATTATACCCAGAAGTGGATATGGCAATAGAAGATATTGTTACACAAGCAATAGTATTCGATACACAGAATAGTGCTGTAAGACTGAATCTAGACAATACCGATCTTTCAGATAATATCAAAGGAAAAGTTCAACTAGAATTTGACAAAGTTACAAAATTATTAGATTTTTCTAATAAAGGATATGATATTTTCAGAAGATGGTATGTTGACGGTAAAGTTTATTATCAATGTATAATCGACACCGATCATCCAGAACGCGGCATTCAAGAACTTCGTGGAATTGATCCTCTAAAGATAAAAAAGATCAGAAAAGTTCAAAAACAAATTAAAAAGGTAAATAATACTTCAGTTCCATTAGTTAAAAATGTTGAAGAATATTATGTGTATACTGACTTTGAAGTTAGTAACACAATGTCTACGACACCACCAACTGGAATTAAAATATCACCAGACTCTATTTCATATTGTCACTCTGGATTTGTTGATCAGAATAGCAAGAGGGTCGTAGGACATTTACACAAGGCAATACGACCACTCAATATGCTTCGTCAAACCGAAGATGCTATGGTCGTATATCGCATATCAAGAGCACCAGAGCGAAGAATATTCTATGTTGATGTTGGAAATCTTCCAAAACAAAAAGCAGAAGAATACATTAAAAACTTAATGAATCGGTATCGTAATAAACTTACATATGATTCATCAACTGGTGAGATTAAAGATCAAAGAAATCATATGTCAATGTTAGAAGACTACTGGTTGCCTCGTAGAGAGGGTGGTCGCGGAACCGAGATTACTACGCTTGCTGGTGGTCAAAATCTTGGTCAAATGGAAGACGTAGAGTATTTACTTCGCAAACTTTATAGAGCATTAAACGTTCCATTAACACGAATGGAAGTTCAAACTGGATTTAATCTTGGAAGAAGTTCTGAAATCACCAGAGATGAAGTTAAATTCTATAAATTTATTGAGAGACTTCAAAATAAATTCTCTAGTTTATTTTTAGATATTTTAAAGAAACAATGTTTACTTAAAGGTGTTATGACAGATGATGATTGGACAAGAACATTCCAAGATATGAAGATATCTTATAGCAAAGATTCGTATTTTAATGATCTGAAAGAGAATGAAATTCTTGCTGAACGTATCAACATGTTAAATACTATTGGGCAATATAATGGTATATTTTTCTCAACCAAGTATGTTCGTAAAAATATATTGAAGCAAACCGACGAAGAAATTGCCAAGATGGATCAAGAAATAGAACAAGATCGTCAAAAGCAATTACAACAGCAAATCCAAATGCAGCAGTTGGGATTGGTTGATCAAGAACAACAAAAATAATACATAAATAAATTAGGAGAAATAATATGTCAAACTCAAAAGATATTTTTAAAGCACTTGTAGCAGAAGATTTAGTAAATGCTAAAAAATTCATTAACGAAGCACTTCTTGCTAAGTTAGGAAATTCACTTGAAGAGAGACTAGTAGATTTTGCTCCATCTGTTTTCAATGAAGAAATGGATGGAAAGAAAAAATTAACACCAAATCAAGCAAGAATTGCCAAATTAGCAGGAGATAGAGAGAGAATAGATGCTGAAGATTTTAAAGTTCTTCGCGGTCGTAAGGGAAAAAAAGATAAAAACGAATCTGTAGAGAATAATGAAGAATTGGAAGCAATCGCTGAAGAATTTGAAGAAGAGTTATTTTCTTTAGTTG